ATGCTGCAACGGACTTTAGCCAAATCAGTAAGCGTTACCGGCGTCGGCCTGCATTCGGGCGAAAGGGTCGCTCTGACTTTGCATCCTGCCGAAGAAAACAGCGGTATTTCGTTCCGCCGTACTGATTTAAGTGGGGAAATGGGCGAAGTAATCAAATTGAATCCTTATTTGATCAATGATACCCGCCTCTCTTCAACCATCGTTACCGATAAAGGCGTGCGCATCGGCACGATTGAACACATTATGTCGGCTCTGTCTGCCTACGGCATCGATAATGCCTTGATTGAATTGAACGCGCCTGAAATTCCAATTATGGACGGCTCCAGCCTGCCGTTTATTTACCTTTTACAAGATGCAGGCGTGGTAGATCAAAAAGCCCAAAAACGTTTTTTGAGAATCCTCAAACCCGTTGAAATCAAAGAAACCGGAAAATGGGTACGCTTTACGCCTTATGACGGCTTTAAAGTTACTTTAACCATCGAATTTGACCATCCCGTATTCAACCGCAGCGCACCTACTTTCGAGATTGATTTTGCAGGAAAATCCTATATCGATGAGATTGCCCGCGCCCGTACCTTCGGCTTTATGCACGAAGTGGAAATGATGCGCGCCCACAATCTCGGACTGGGCGGCAATTTAAATAACGCCATCGTGATTGACGATATGGATGTCTTGAATCCGGAAGGTTTGCGCTATCCCGATGAGTTTGTCCGCCACAAAATCCTTGATGCGATTGGCGATTTATACATTGTCGGCCATCCGATTATCGGCGCATTTGAAGGTTACAAATCAGGCCATGCCATCAATAATGCGCTGTTGCGTGCCGTTTTGGCAGATGAAAGCACTTACGAATGGGTTGAGTTTGCCGATGACGAAGACTTGCCCACCGCTTTTCACGAGCTGCCGGCAGCTTGATAGAAAATAGATAAAGCAGTCCAATGAAAAGGCCGTCTGAACCTTTCAGACGGCCTAAATCATGTCGTTTTCCACAAGTAATTATCCACATATTCATCCTTTTTATCTTATTGAAAAATAAAAATATTAAAATTTAACGTTATTCTTATACACATCTTATCCATATATTTTTCCAAACTAAAAAGATGATATGTTGCCCGTCAACAAGTTAAATGGAATATATTTGTAACTTTATATTTTATATAGTTATTTTGTTTTACGCTTTTTGACGATATGACAATACACGGTTACATTTCCTGTAACCGTTTTTCTTTTTGCTTGGTTTGCTTTTTCAGTTTACGCCTGCGCCGCTTTGTGCCGCGTGCTGTCGTATGGCTTGCCCGTTTTAACGATGTAATAGGCCAGCTTCGCCAGTTTGCGCATAATGGCGACAATAATGACCATTTTGGGCTTACCCGCATTCGTCAGGTTGCGAACAAGCTGCGGAAATGCACCCGTCCGATAGGCAACCAATGCGGGCATATACAGGGAGCGTTTAACCCGGCGATGTCCGTAGCGGCTCAATCTGCCTTTCTTGTTTACGCTCGTCCCGGACTGTTCGGTCTGCGGACTTAGTCCTGCGTATGATACGAATTGGTTTGCGGTTTGAAAGGTTTTATCTGTCAGTTGGGCATACAATATAGCGGCGGTGTCTTTGCCTATGCCTTCTATGGTTTGCAAGTTTCGATAGTGGCCGTCAGTTTCTGCCTGTTCTTTGATTTGTGCTTCTATCGCGGTTTGGGTTTGGTCGATTTTTTCCTTATAGGCTTGGATAAGGTCTTGATGAATCGCCTGTATCATTTCGTCATCTGAACTGTGCAGGCGATTTTTGATTTGTTTCTGATGGTCTTTGAGTTGCTGTTTCAGGTTGATGAGTTTTTGAAGATAGCGGTTTTTTGGTTTGCTGTACGGTATGATTTTGTCCGCATGCCGTTTGGTGTATTCGGCGATCAGGTTTGAATCGGCTTTGTCGGTCTTCGTGCGATTAAACTGGCTTTTGCCATAGTCTTTGATTTTCAGGGGATTGATGACGTAAACGGTGTAGGTTTCTGACAGATTTTCGGCAGCGGCTTCGTAGTATATGCCCGTTGCTTCCATTCCGATGACGCATTTTCTGACCTTTTTTGCCTTTATCCAGTCTTTTAAGCTTTGGAAGCCTTCGCGATTGTTTCCGACCTTTGTGTAATATGTGCTTCCGTCTGTCTTATGCAGTGTTGCGTCTATCGTTTTTTGCGATATGTCCAATCCGATTGTATTCATGATGGGATTTTCCTTATTTATTCAGCCTGTCGCGGCTATGATGATATTCAATTTCAATGATGGTAGAAGACGGTCAGCATTTCTTTTTATCGGCTTTTTCTGCCTAGGTCGTTCATCTGCCTAACCGCCCCGGTCTTTGCTTTGCGCTTAAACAAAAACCCGCAAACCGTCTTTTTTAAAACGGTTTGCGGGTTTTGGCTTTAGCATTTTATTGCTTCCGGTTGAGCTGATTTTTGGCTGTTTTTGAATTTTTAGGTGTCGCCGGAAGACATAAAATTGCTGAAACTCATAGAAGTGGGAGTTCCCACACCCCGTGGATGCTTATTTACCTATTAATTCCGCCTTTGGCTTCATTAACAGATAAATAAGCATCTTTTATGGTGACCCAACTACCCCGCCACGTTGTGCAAACTGCTGTCCCGCTTCTGTATAACCGTCATACATGAGATTTTGGGGACTTTGCCCACCCATCGTAAGAACTTGCCCTTTTTCAGGCTCATAGGCGGTCTGCGGAGCAGTTTGTTGCTGTTGCGCGGTTTGATGCTCATCCTTATACGGATTAAACGGCAAGCCGTTTTTGACGTAGTCTTTGCACATTACCTTAGTGATTTCTTTCAACGGCGTTCCCTGACTTGAGTAACAGGTACATCCGCTCTTGCCGCCATCGACACAGCCGACAGGGTACTCAAATGTTTTGACTTGGCGGACGCCGTTGTAAATAGGTTTGCTTTCGGGCTTTTCAGCAAGTACAGGTACAAAATCTTCGGGTTTGAGGTTTTGTCCCTGAATTCCGCTTTGCGGCATCATTTCCTTTTGACTATCAGGATCAAGCGGATTTTTGAAACCTGTATCTTCTTTTGCTGCTTCGGCCTGTGCCGATACTCCTGCTTTTTCTTTATAGCCCTGATACATCTTATAGCCCATAAATCCGACCAAACCTAAGATACACGGCAGGATAAACAACATGGCAATGATGACGTAATACCACCTTGATTTGACGTGCGAATGCGCGGTATGCACTTCGGCGGATTTGTAGTATTCAAAAACCTCTTGTCTGATTTTATGCGAACTGGACAAGGCGTTTCTTGCCTGTTGAGTCGGGTTTAAGGCTACTTCGTTCCACTCCAACCTTGTCAGGCCACCCATTTTGTTTGCAGCTATATGGATATGCTTATTCACGACTTCGCGCAAATTCACGTCAAGCAGCTTGGGCGATTGTGTGATTAGTATCATGTCGATACCGTAATGGCCGTGAATGTTTAGAAAGGCGACGTTTTCGGGCATTTTTGAGCCGCTTGAACGTGTCGGAAACAGATATTGCACCTCGTCATAGATTACAACAGAGCCTATATTATCTTTCCATTTTAACCATTCGTGCATGTCTTCCCAGCTATGCCCTTCCGGCGGTTTATGATGGTCTATCAAAAGGCCATTGATGTTTGAAAAGATTTTACGGCCTTTATAGAAGTCATCAAACATAAGCAGTTCAACAGCAAATGCTGTTTTGCCTATTCTAGGTTTGCCTGTTATCAGTGTAATAGCTGCCATCTTTATCCTTTCTTGCCGAAGCTTAATTTAGACAGGGTTTTAAAAGTAACGACAAAGGCGAGCATGCCAAACATGATGTTCAGAACAACGCCACCGCCTGCGATATAAAAAATTTGGATCGCACCGGCGGGAACCGCGCCCATACTGCTTATAAACTGATTTTTAAGATTACCCATAAGAGCGTCAAAACCGACATAGGTAATGATAGAAACCCCTAAGGCAGTCATAATGTATTTGACAACATGGTTTATCAAATATGGAGCAAGAGCAGCTAAAAATTTCATAAATCCCCCTATGCGTTATTTCTGACAACTCTAGCCACAAAGAACGAAGCCACCAGCCAAGCCATAGCTATAATAAAGGGGCGCATCATTGCAGCTAAATTACATGCAGGCTCAAGACTGATTTTGTATTCCGCGCCCAACGCCTGAAACGTTACCGGAGCAGGGCATTCGCCATACTCTTTAAAGGTATTGTCAGATGTGAAGTTCAAATCGATAGTTTCTTGAGGAATCTCTAAATTTGGTTCTTCTTTTTCGGGCAATTCGTCACAGGCCAAAATATTCGGGAACACTTTACAAATCAAGCCTCCGTCTTCTTTGGGCTTGTCGTCCTCTTTAGGTCTTTCGTCCTTTTTTTGATCGTCTTGACTGTCATTGTCGGGCTTATCGTCGGGTTTTGGCTTGTCTTTGCCGCTAGGGCTATCTTCAGGATCGGGTTTTGGCTTAGGCTTGTCATTTTCTCCCGGTGTAGGTGTTGGGTTGGTTTTTGGAGCTTCATGGCTACCCGGTGTCAGATCAGGACGTTGAGTAGTTGCAACTTCAGCGGTCGTATTGCCGTTTGAATCTTGGCCAAAAGTAATGCTAATTTGCACCGGTTTGCCATTTTCGGGGGTTATAGGGCCAATGGTTACGACTGTACCGGCAGGGACTGATACTTTTTCGTTGTAGCCTGGTCTGCCTGATCCTTCGATAAAAGGGGTAGGATTACTATCAATTTTAGGTGTTGCAATTTCTAAAAACTTATTGGTGTTTAGTTCTTCGCTATAATTTTTTATAAATCTGTAGGCTATAGCTAAGGTTTTAATATCACAGCTGACGCCCCAGCCATTCCAGCGACATTTAGGGGAAACATTTTCATATTCTGGATAATGTTGCTTCATTAAATCTTTATGTATTTTTTCATAGTCAGATTGAACTTGCATTATTAGGAGGTTTTGAGCATCTTTTTCTACTTTTCCATTCTTGTAGAGAGCAAGCATTACGGATGAATCTACGCCAATACAGGAGTAGTAACCAGGTTTGCTTTCAAATTTACTCATACAAAGAGCATCATCATAGACTTTAAGGTATGCATCTGCATTTTCAGAATAATGATAACCTGCTGATTCTAATGTGGGGTTTACTAATTGATAGGCATCATAAGCATATGAAGCAGCTCCAACGTATGGTAAAGCTTTTAAACCAAGTTTTGCGCCTGCTTTTACCAGGCCAAATGCGCCTGAAAGGACGGCCCTACGAGAAACTGAAGCTTCAATCGTTAAAGGTACTTTAGCAGAAGCTCTAGCTCCTGATGGCATATGGTCAACTATTGCAGGCTCAATAATTCGGCCTGAAAATCTTTGTCCATTAACTCTAAAATCAGTTACGACAGATTTTGAATGGTCAATGCTTAATTTTACTTGAGAATTTCCAATAGGATATTGACGCATTTCAGCTAAAGCATTATTTGAAAATATCGCTAGAATTGGGATTAAAATCAAAAGTTTGGATTTCAATATCACGATAATCTGCCTTTAAATTATGAATCTTTATATACAAGACAGAATCATCATTAAAATATATTTTCCAAACATCATTAGATATTTTTCTATTTAAAAACCATTGAATTTGTTCAATAATCATAAATTTATTTTTTTTAGAAAATTCTAAAATTTCTTCTGAAAAAATAATTGCAAATGTTCTACCAAAATATTTAGATTCTGCTTGATATTTAAAAAGTGCCAATTGTGATTCTGTAATAAACGGTTTCATAATGCTAACTTTCATAATGGTTGCGAAAGTCGGAATTATACCCTTTTTGAATATCAAAAAAATATCAGCGATGCCAAACAGACCGCGCCGAATCCGTATAAAAACCAAAAATCAATCATCTACACCCCCTTGATTCTCCGTAACCGATTCAATCAGCCGTTTTATCATCCTGATACCGAATACAAGCACCAATAAGGCTACGAACGGCGCGCCTACTAATACGCCGAATTGTATTTGTTCGGCTATGTCGCATTGCGGAAAACTCAAATTGATTTTCTGCTCGTTCAAATACCAGTCTTTGCCGTTTTTGTAAGGGCGGACGACTTTGCCATCCGCCGTTACGGTAGGTAGGACTTGAGACAATACATAATCATGCGCTTCTTCGTTCGATAAAAAGCATTGCAATCCGACGCGATACCCCATGTCCTACCCTTTCAGTTATTTAGCCGTTTTAACCATGCTGAAGGCCATACGGAAGCCTTGCATCAACACAATAACCGACAGAACGGCAGCACCGATTGCTGATACCATTACGGCAAATTTTGCAATCTCAGCGGCAGCGGTCGTACCAATACCTGACAAATCGACGCCTTCGGCAGCAGCCAAAGCGGAAGTGGTTGTCAGGGCTGTTGCGGCAAAGATTTTATTGCCATATTTTTTTGCTACGTTAACGAGTTTCATAGCGTTTTCCTTTCAGGTTAATAAAAATAAATTGGGATTTTTTAAGACTATCCCACGTCTTTCATCCATACAGGTAATAAACCGATACGAATAAAATAAAAAGAAAAAAAATCAGACCGCCTAAACTTAATTTAAAAGAAAGAGGTATTTTTTGATTCATCTCCAAGTCCTTTAATGCGGGCTTTGTGAAAGGTTTTACAGACCGCCCGCCGAGCCTGTGAACTTATTCTTCTTTCAGATAAAACGCGAAAATTTGGAATCCACCACCTATTTCTTCCATTCCGGCATTAAATGCGTCTTCATAGCTTTCAAAATGCCCGGCAGATTTTAGATTTTGGGTAAAACCTGTATCGCCAAACGGATCGGGATAGATGAATTCATGTGATTCCAAATCCTGAACTATGAACCGTTCTTTATATTTCATGATTTAGCCTTTCGGCTTTGCCTCTGTTTGTACTTGGAACTCTTTCAGGGAGGGAACCATGCCTTTGCCTGTCGAAGTCATCTCTACGGTAATCATGACTTCGCAAGGGAAACTGAGGTTTTCCAGCTTTGCAAAGTTATCGCTTGAACCGAACTTCATCTGCGCTGCGGTGAATCCTACGGCGTTACCCGATTGAGACGGGAGCGGTGTAGCCACCAAGACGGAACAACTGTCAATCTTCGAGCCGTCAATTTCGCCTTTGAATTTTTTTGCACCTAAAAAGGTTGCTGGATAAGTAATATTCTGGGTTTGGTTAAACATGGATATTTCCTTTCTTAAAAATCATACCAATCAAATTTAACGGGCTTTTTGGTATAAGCCCTATATTCACCACAATACAGCCGATACTTGGAATTTTTAATACGGTTTCGCGCTGTTTCTTTATGCCATCGCGCCGTCCTTCGCTTCATCTGCTCGGCGAGCGGTAAACCTTCTTCATATTTGCGTTGCAACCATTGTTCATACGCTTCGTCTTCTTTGCGTTTTCTGTCTGCTTCATACTTGACGTCAAAAAGACGTTTATGCGGGTCGTAGCCATCAGACAGTTTGAAACAGACCGAATCTAACTCTAAAGCCATGACTTCAAAATCAAGTGCCGCCTCCGCCGATTCGTGTATAAACCCGCTTCTTTCTGCCTGCCTCAATTCGTTCAAATCGTATTTTTCAGGCTCCAGACCTTTGGGATAACCTTGTTCTGCTTTTAGATGCCTAACAATTTCTTCAGCCGTAAAACCTAAATCGGACATGAAATTGACGAGCTTGCCGACGGCGTTCTTTGCGTGTTTCAGTTTGTGGCCGAACGTCAGATTCAATGCTTTACTTCTCGGCTCAAACCGTTTTTCTTGCGGCATATTTTTGAAAGTGCTACATATGGGAAATGCGCCGCAAAAGTAACCGCCTTCGTCTGTCAGAATCTCAAACGGTATTTCTATATCTCCGTAGTTAAACTGTATTTCAAACCTGACCCATGGACTGTCCTTATCACCCAACTGACGGCCTTTTTCGTATACACGGACAAAGCGGGAATTTTTCTTCCGACCGACATAGAACGTCTTACCTGTGCCGTCTTCTTTACGCCATGCTGACCCGACTGTCTCAGACTTCGGGCGCATATTGTGATTATCGAAAAAGCCGTTATCGTGGTCTAACAGTGCCTGATTAGGTGTATAGCTTCCATCGAAAAAATCCAATGCCAAATCGATTCGGGTTATTCTGGGTCGGACGGCGTTTTCCAAAAACTGCCTCATCCTTGCTTCCCAACCCGCTTGCGCGAGATTGCACCCGACGCCTTTCAGCTCAATCAAAACGGTATCGCGCTGGCCGCCATAATGGACTTCTCCATAATCGACATCTTCCGATCCTAGCCGGTACATGGATTCATAAAACTTGTTACCTTTGGACTTGCATTTTCGGGTAATGCCGAAACCTAAAATTTCTTCTAACTTCCTGCTCAAGACGTACATGTATTCAGTATCTGATACCAACGGACATCCGGCGATTTTTACCAATGTGTCTTCATGGAATGTTATAGAAAGCCAGTCTATGAAAACGCCGTCCTGTATGCCCCGCCTTTGCGGAACTTCAATCAGTTTCCCCCGCTCATCCGTGATGAAATGTGAGAAATATTCTATTTGGCTCATCTGCTCCCCTCTTTTGGAATTTCGGGGCTTTGATTTTTGCTCCCCCCCTGTTAGTCAAGGGGGGGGCTTTCTGCCGCTTCCCGTCTGCCGCGCTGACGCGCGCCCGACGGTCTGCGACCGAAAGCCCTTCATTCCGACAAACTATTAAAGAACAATAAACGGCGAACCGTCCGAAGTTAAAATGATAGGATAGTGAGAGCCCACCGAATCTATTTTTTTCAGCGTTTCCAACAAATCTGGAAACGTTTCTTGCGTTTCCAGTTCATGGGCTTTTCCTACTTGGAATCTGTAAAAGCACAAAACACATGAATTTTTTAATTTGAATATTCGCCAGTAAGACGAACTAAAAATAATGTTTGCTGACAT